GCATATGTAAGAGTCCTTAAAGATTTGATTAACTCTTTGCAACGTGGATGAATAAATGTCCTCCTAATACCACTTGCATCCAGTAAAGCCATGTTGACGGCAGTAATCTTATCCCTAATCTTCCAAGGAGCCTTTGGAGCTGACACATTAAACCCACTTCTCCTTAAAATTGCATGATCTGTAGCTCCGACACCCGCAGTTTTCCTAGCTCCACCCGTAGGGTCAGGACAAGCAATAATTCGTCGCTCTATTCCGTATCTTCTTGTAACTTCTTCCGCAAATTCCCATGTCGTAGCACCGCCAGTCATAATTATCTCGTCAAATACATATAGTGTGTCGTCTTTTCTTACAGCACAGATGCCAGACATAGGATCAACGTTAAAGTCAACTCCCAACAGCAAAGGCATCACATTAATATCCTTCGCTTCTTGCGTAATATTTGCATCACCAAAGGAGATAGCCACTAAACCAGATAAATTCTCGAAACTTGCCTCAAATTCTTGCCTAAATGTTCTCTCATCTAATTGCGCCCTAGCTGCTTCAACCTCTTCTTTCGGGACATTACCCCCCTCTATCGTCGTATAACACCATCTTTTCCATTCATTTGTAGGATCACTCTCTACATAACACCATAAATCATAAAACCAACTAGCTGTCCCATCAGGTGTGCTAATAAATAACGCCCAACCCTGTTTATCCGCTAAAGCAGGTCTAATAACCTCAAACCATACCTCCGAATCCATAAAAGCTGCCTCATCTAACACTACTCCCGCTAAACTTCTTCCCCTCAATGCCATCGCATTCTCAGTCCCTTTTAACTCAATACTTGATCCATTAACTAAATCTAACCTCAAATCTGTCTCATTCTTTGCCTGTATCCATACCTTCGGAACTAACTTCTTTAATGCCTTCCACG